TTGTCCCTTCTTGTCGTAACGACTTAAATACTTGATTGCATTAGAACGACAGAAAGATTCCGCATCGCCAACCGATTCGATAAGATCAAGTGTCTGGACATTGTTCTCTTTGGAAGTATAGTGTCCACCATATGTCGTGGAGATATAATCCTGAAGAGCTTTGATAGATTCATCTTCTTTATATTTTCTAGGATTGTCCGTTTCTATTCCAGGTGTTGATGTAGTAATATGATGTGCTATTGAATCATCATTATCAGCAAATGTACTAAATGATAATGGTTCATCACCATACAATTGAGAAGTGTCAATTGTTATTGAATCCCAATGATTATCAACATTAATATTCAGGATATCATCTGATGCAGTACTACCAGATCCTACTGTTATTACAGGATCATTCCAATCAGCATCATCTGAATCGGATTGTGGTTTAGGATCGTACTCATCACTTTCTTGTGGTGTTATTGTAATGTCTTCAGTCATTTCTTCATCTCCATAAATTTCATCGTAAAGTAGGCTCCATGAGTTAATCATACATCAACTCTCCTCATTTGGCAACTGGAAGTCTGCATCTACCTTATCATATAGTTCTAGAAATGCTTGCTTTGTTTCATCATCAAATCTGTTTACACAAACTTGAATTGCTTTTGCCTTATTACCAAAGATACTAAAGGCACGAACAATGTGAACCAAACGACGAGTACTAATAATCTCTTCTATACCACCATCATAGAATGTTTTACGGATGATGTCACCCCAATCTACAAGTCTAGCAATAAAGTCTGTATCAGTAACACCTAGAGTAGATGCAACTCCACCTAAGATTCTCTTCTCTACTCCAACAGGTGGATACTCCTGCTCAAAAGTTACAGGAAATCTCTCAAGGAATGCTTCATTAAGTACATTAGTACCAATGAATCTACCATCGTCAGATCCTTTACCTTTTGTGTTAGCAGTTGCAATTACATTAAATCCTACCGTAGGTCTGACAAACCTACCGATTTTTTTGAGGAACAACCCTTTACCTTCAAGTATGGGTTGGAGACATAGGATCTTGTTACTAGCCAAGTCAATCTCATCGAGTAACAAGATTGCTCCTCTTTCGAGTGCCTCAATGACAGGTCCGTTATGCCAAACAGTTGCCCCATCGACAAGCCTAAACCCAGCAATAAGATCGTCTTCATCAGTTTCAATAGTAATGTTTACACGAATCAATTCTCTCTTTAACTGAGCACATGCTTGCTCTACACCAAAGGTCTTACCATTACCTGATAGACCAGTAATGAATGTAGGATAGAACTGTTTTGATTGTATTACTTTCTTTACATCATTGAAAGGACCAAACTTAACAAAAGTATTGTCCTGTTCAGGAACTAAATCTTGTGTAACTGTTGGTTCTACAGCAGGAGCACTGAAAGATTTTTCAATATTCTCAACTGCTTTAGTGGTAACTTCTAGATTCCACTTACCACGACCAACTGAATACTCTTTAATTTTTTTGGTGACTGTTTGATAAGCAATGTCATTAGCAGCACAGAATCCACGAACATCTGCAGCAGTGAACTCTTTACCATATGTACTTCTCAAACCTTCAATAATTTCGTCACGAGTCATTTTAATCTCGAACATAATGTAGTGCGTTTCAATACAAGTATTCTACATGAAAAAAGGGGTTATAAACCCCCAAGTGGACACTTTATGAACTGTATTTTTTAATGCTTTCTTCCCACTCTTTCATACTGCTTTGGCAGTTAGGTGGTTCAGGTTCTTTATAACCCTTCATCTTTTTCCACTTATTATGCAATGCACCCATCATCCATGACTGAGACAGACTCTTAGGTCCATTCTCAAGAAGATCTAGTTCATACCTGCTAGAGGTATAACCTTTATACTCTTCTCTCCAATTTGAATCATCATAAGGTTTGTTTGTCATTATCCGTAAGTAAAGGTCTTGTTTTTAATTTTAGTATCACCATCTGATGATGATCTACCAGGTTTCATTGTTCCTGCTGTAAATCTCTTTACATTTCTTCCTTGTTTATCTTTACCGAGTCCACCTTTTCTAGTTGCGGATACTGTACCAGTCTTTTTAGTCTGTGTCAACACCGCATCCTGCCCATACTTCTTACCAAGTGCTTTTACTGCTTTCTTAAACTTCCTTTTTCCCTTTTTACCAGAAGTAACTACATGACTTCTCTCTTTAACCTTAGTGGTTTTACCAGTGTCATCATCCTTTTCATCCCATCTCCCAGTTACCTTAGTAGCACCTGGTAAACCTTTACCCTTTATATCCCTATCTAACTGCTTTGCTCTTGCCTTATTTTCTTTCTTTGATTTGTCACCACGACTTCCAGAGATGACTGCCATGCCACCTTTATCAGACTTAGACTTGATTCTGCTTAAACTGCTTTCTTCTAGAAACTCTTTGAAGGTCTTCATTATCGAGCACACTATTATAGTAGTATTTATTGTCCTCAACCCTTAAGTGAATTCCATGATGCTGAAGAAGAAAAATCTTTGCTTCAGTCATTTCTGAACTATAAAAAATAACTGGTTGTTGTTTACAGTCTCCACTCATGTATTTGTGTTGATTTACGAATAATTATTTACTCATTTAAGGTTTGCTTAATGCGTTTTTCCTTCCAGTCAGCATACATCTGACCATAAATCATTCCCTCATCTGCCTTAATATACCTGCCATTAAGAAGTTCTATCTGTTGTTTAGATAGATTGTCCTTCATAGCATCAAGATAAGATTTCTCCCAATTAGGAACATCTTTAATGTATTCTTTAGTCATAATTAAA